TCCGAGAGGTGTATTAGATTTTGGATATGCCGATGATACTGCTAATTTTTATCCAGTTGTAATTCTACCAAATATAAATGATACTGCAAGAAATGGTATTGGAGATACAGCAACTGGAGCAGTAATTTTTAACACTAGTTCAAATACATTCCAAGGATGGACTGGTAGTGCTTGGGTAAACTTTCACTAATTAATCCATTATGGCACATCAAACTGCTCTAGCACCTCTCTTCACGTCTGGTGAAATTAAATTTAGTAAAATTAGAGATAGTTTTGGATTTTCAAGTGGAGAATTAAGAGCTTCTAATTTTATTAGAGATACTGACGTTAATAATACAAATCCAAAAATACCAGATGCTACTGAAAATTCAAATATTCCAACTAGTTCTACATCTCAATGGAAAGCATCCTATTTTAGGAATACTCTTAAAAATTATGAAGTTATTCAATATGACACTGATACAAATCTTTCACTTTCTAGCGTTGGTTCTTGGAATTCAAATCTAGGTAAAAATATTCAAAAAATTTATAATATAGGTGGAAGAATTAATGGAACAACTTCTAATGGATATGCATTAACTCTAGATGGAACTACTTATAATCTAACAGTTGAAGTCAGGGGTTATGTTCTTGGATATGGTGGTGCTGGAGGTGTTAGAGGAGCTTCTGGAGTCACAGAAACTGTTAGTTCTAATGTAAGTGCTAATATTAACATATTTGATAATGACAGAGACAATGAAATTGTAAATTTACAGACAAGTGGAACTGGTACTGCAACAGTGCAGATGTATGCAGGAATGAGAGATTATAGCAACGGTGATAAAAGACCATGGAGATATATTTATTTTGGAGATGATAATGGTGTTCAATCAGTTTATGTAGATCCTGGACCATCAGGTTCATCTTCAAATAGAGAACAAGATTTTTATATTAATCTTGCAGTGACGGCAAACCGATCATATAGTATTAATGTTACAAATTTACAAAAAGCACTTTCTTGGTTTACAGACTATGGAAAAAGTAGTACTGCTATTCCAGATGGAACAGTTGTTAGTGGATTTTCTATGAGAGATGCTGATAATAATATTTGTAGAGGTCAGGTTAAAATAAATGGTATAACTCAAGGGTCCTATTCAAGAGAACGCCTAGGAACAAATGGTGAAGATGGTGGTCATGCTATAAGTGTTCTTTCTTCTGGATCCAAAATTAAAATAGTTGAACTATCTGGAGGGAATAGAATTCGTGGTGGTGGAGGTGGTGGAGGTGCTGGAAAAGATGGAGTTGCTGGTACTGGTGGTCTCTGCGATACATATGATGAAGCTGTAAATAATAGAACTTCTACTACACGTTGTAGAGCAAGTAATATGGATTCTGCTAGAGCAAAAGAAATTTGTAGTGGATTAGGATATTCGTCATCTAGTAGAGATAATAGTAGTAAATGTTGTGAAAGAGACCCAGAGTATATAACAGTTTGTCTTAGACGGAACGCAAAAGGAGTATGTAAACAACCAGAGATAAGACCAGGACCATGTATAAAATGGATTACATACGTATATTGTTGGAATAACTATACAAGTAGTGGTGGTGCAGCAGGATTAGGTGGTAATGGTGGGCATGGCAGGGGATCCAATTGGAATCAACTTGATGGATCAACAGATAAACCTATTACAGCACCAGATTATGGTGCTATGGCTGGACCAACAAGAGGTGGTGCTGGTGGTGGTTGCGGAGCAACAAGTGGAACTGATGGTGTTAAAGGTGGTGATGGTGGTCCTTGGAATACAGCAGGACAAAGTGTTTCAGGTGCAGGGTCAGGTGGTACAGCAGGAATCAAAATATCCGGAACCAACTGGACTTATTGAAAATAAATAAATTTGAATTATATTTAATAATATGAATGAAGAAAATTTTTCCAATTTAACCTGGGAATTGCTTAAATATTTTGCATTTAATTATGATGAAATGCTTGATTGCTCTCAAGAAGTTTATAAAAGTAGAATAAGTATTTGCAAATCTTGTGATCAATTTGATGACATTGAAAAAGTTTGTATGGCCTGTGGTTGTAAATTAGGATCTAAAGCAAGAGCAATTATTGAGTCTTGCCCATTATCAAAATGGGATGTTGATAAATCTGATTGGTCAGAAAGAATGAAAAAAGTAGAAGAAATTAATATTCAACTAAGTCTTGACAATAATAAGGAATCTGAGTAGACTACCTTTGTCCTGGTTGAAGATAAGGATCTAAGTTCTTTAAGACACTTGAGGAACTGGCATAATGGACTTGATTTTTGATTGAGAGTGCCCTACAATATTTTTATTGAATTGATTGACAATGTTTCAACTCCGCCCTCACCAGCAACATGCTTTGGATGCTCTTATTCAGCATCTTAAAGGTATTCTTGTGATGCCTACAGGTGCTGGAAAAACTAATGTAGGAATCTTTGATGCTATTCATCAATTTTCTAACTTTGAATCACAGACTGTTATTGTAGTTAGTCCCCGCATCCTCTTGGCAGAGCAGTTGTCAAGTGAGTACCTTGAGTTTATCACAAATGCTCATGTGATGCACGTTCATACAGGTGAAACGCACCACTTCAGCAGCACTCGCCCTAACGTTATCCGTGCCTGGTGTGAGCAAGTGGAAGGTCACAAACTGATCTTCACCACTTACAACTCTCTGCAGCAACTGCAACGTGCAGGCATTGCCGTAGATACTATCTACTTTGACGAAGCACACAATTCTGTTCGCCGTGACTTCTTTCCTGCTGTAGAGCATTTCTCTTCAGAAGCAAAGCGTTGCTACTTCTTTACTGCAACTCCCAAGTATTCTTCTGTGGTTGGCAAACCTGGTATGAATGACGTTGATGTTTATGGTCAAATCATTGCTAAGGTTCCTGCTCCAGATCTTGTGCAGGGTGGTTACATCATTCCCCCCAAAGTTATGATGAAGGAGATGCGCCTCTCCATCAAGGGTGAGGACATTGCCCAGCGTGATTGTGAGTATCTTCTGCAAACGATTGCAGATCATCCTGTCAATAAGATTCTGATCTGTGCCAAGGCAACTAAACACATTATTGGTTTGCTTTCTGAAACTGATTTTGCAAATCAACTTGCAGAACAGGGTTACTCTGTAATGCACATTACTTCTAAGCATGGTGCTTTTATTGACGGACAGCATGTGAATCGTGAAGTATTCTTTGACACTATTAACAAGTGGGGCAAAGACTCTGACAAGAAGTTTGTGGTTCTGCACCACAGCATTCTGGCAGAAGGAATCAACATTTCTGCTCTGGAGGCAGTGGTATTCATGCGCTCTATGGACGTTGTGGGGATCGGGCAGACCGTTGGACGCACTCTGCGTCTTCACCCCCAGGACGCTGCTGGGATCCGCTCTGGTGCCCTTCAGGCGGGCAATCTGGAGGCATACACCAAATCCTATGGATTGGTGATCTGCCCCACCTTTGACAAGGCATCTACTAGCACTGCAAAGGCAGTGCAAAACGTGGTAGACATTATCTTTAAACAAGGTGATGTCGCCATTAGCGTTATCCGACGCTGATTTCTTTCCAATTAATTTACACAGGAGATTTTCAAATGAAGTACGTTGTTCAACTCTACGTCGCTGGCAAAGTTTTTAACGAAGAGGTGCAAGCATCCAATCCACAAGACGCTCGTGCTACTGCAATTGCACGAAACCCTTCTGCTAAAGTAGTTGGTGTGAACGTTAAATTCTGATGACTAATGTTCAAAACGAAGGCATTCTAAATCCCACTCCAGGGAGTCCAAACGGATATGTGACTAAAAACATGGAGTGGGCAGCAATTCCTTGGGGCAAGAAATTTATTATTGTTCATAAGGGACAGCAAGTGCATACTGCAAACAACTATAAGAGTGCCGTATCCTATATTGAAAAAGAAGTCAAAGCACTCAAAAGAAACACTAATGGACCTTTGGACAAATTCCTATGACTCAATTATTTACTTGCACATCCGATTCTCCTTATGATAGGCACACCTATGAAGTTGTGCTTAAAAGTGGTAAAAACGTAATTTTTGAGAACTGGGAGGACACTCAGAGGTATTGGTTTGAGCACAGTCAGATTCCTGATTTTTTGGATCTTATAATCGTAAAGGACAAAAAGAAAAGTAAAGAAAAAGTAAAGAGTGGTGGATTTGGTCAATAAATAATTTTAATCATAGAGAAACTTATGACTCCTTTGTTTCTCGTAACAATTTTATCTTGTTCTGATATTGTGTTGATTGCGAATAGATTGGTAAATGTTAGACTATTGACACCAGAACAAAAAATAGAAATTCTTCGGGAACTTAAAAAAGTAGTTCCTTCCTGTCCTTTGATTATTAAACCAAATGGAACAAAATGAATCACAAACTGATAAATGGGATCGAGGTCTAACTCTTTTTGAGGAGAGTGTATTAAAACCTGATCCAGAACTTCGTCAGTGTGCTCACAATCAAAAGTGTTACAATGAACTCATGGCAGTGCGTGAGCATGTGTTAGAATACCTCAAAACTTTAAGACAATGAGTTCCACTTACATATACTTTGTTATCTTTTTTTGTATTGCTTACTTAATTGTTACCGATCAATCCATAGCGAGGGCATTTTATATGCTGACTCAACTTGCTCAAGTACAATATGAAAAAACAAAGTGGTGGATAATTCACTCACCAGATAATATCATAGTTAAATGGTTGATTTACAGAAAATCTATGAAGATGGCGAAAGAACTGATGGGAGAATTGGAAAAGAAGAATAAATAATAATGCTTTTATGTGTGGTAACTAAAAGCAAAAGGGGGGATCCCCCCCCTTTTTTACTGCGTAATTCGTATAAATAGTATTACCACACATAAAAAGCAGTATGAATACTCTACGCATATACACTTATCGTATATCCTTTGAGGAAGTGCCGTATTATTATTATGGGGTCCATAAAGAAAAAAATTTTAACGAAGAGTATTATGGGTCTCCTGTAACCAACAGATGGTGCTGGGAAACTTATACTCCAAAGAAACAGATATTAGAATATTTTGTTGATTGGGAAGAAGCGCAAAGAGTAGAAGCAAGAATAATAAAAGAGTTTTATAATAAAGATAAGTGGTGTCTAAATGAAAATTGTGCTGGGTATATATCCTTACAGAAAAGAAGTGAGGCAGGAAAAGTTGGAGGTAAAAGGGGGTCGGCAAAATGTAAAGAAATGGGAATCGGAATATTTGGGATGTCCTCAGAAAAAAGAACTGAAACTGCTAAAAAATCTGTTAAACAGGCAAAGAAAAATAAAACTGGTATATTTGCTCTAACAAAAGAGCAATTAGTTGAGAATGGAAAAAAAGGTGGTATAATATCTTCTAAAAAGTTAAACTCTCAAAAGTGGATGTGTTTGGAAACTGGTATGGTATCTACCATAGGTCCTCTTACAAGGTATCAAAAAGTGAGGGGTATTGATACTTCTAAAAAAGTAAAAATAAATAACTAAAACGGGGGTAAAACAAAAAATGTTAAGCACTGCTTATAGGTTGAGATTGGAAGAAATCTGTGAAAAAATTGTAAAAGGAGAAACTGTAGAATTAAACGAAATCATCTGGGCAGAGAAACTTGCAAAAGCAAATCGTAGTGCTGGTACAATGCTCCGTCAGGCAAGAAGAAAAGCAGAAAATCCTGACATGGTTGAAGGAGACTTAGATGATTTCATGAATCAGTTGGACTTGGGTGGTTTGGGGCATGAAGGCAAGGGAATTTCTAGATTTAATAGTATTGATGAAATTATAGATTTCTTTACAGAGGAAAAACCAGAAGATTGGAGACAGCGTGACTGATCTCATACAATTTGCCTCTCATGAACTTTACTTATTTGTTGCGTTTATGTGTGGTCTTGTGCTAGGATACGTCGTAGGTAAACGTGAGGGTAATGACTGAACAACAACCCAATGAATTTGGTAAAGCACTTCAAGAGTGGTGGGATTCTGATTCATTCAAAGAAATGGAAAAGAAAAATCAAGAAGATCTAGAACGTGCAGTAGGAAAGTATTTTATGCTTTCTGAATCAGACAAACTTGATATGCTTCAGGCAATCTGCCACATTATGTGCAAGGCAGAACAGGAAGGAACTAGTCATCGTGGTCTTCAAGATGCTCTTGGAGTTTATCCTGTTGGTTTCTGGGTGACAGAACTTATGGATGTTCATAATGCTCTCTGGTCTTATTATCATGATCAGAAGCAAGAGCAAGAACTTAAAGACGATTTAGAATCTCTTGAAAAATTTATAGATAAGAATGTAGAGTCTAACTAACTCCATGGATTACTTAAGAATTGAACCTGGAAAATCTGTTTTAGTTTTAAATTCCAGTTATGAACCACTTAACATTACAAGTTGGAAGAGAGCAATAGTTTTACTTCTCAAAGAAAAAGCACAAATTCTTTCAACTCAAGTAATCAGATTATTAGATTATGTGAAAGTTCCACTTTCAAAAATTATGTCACATAGACCATCAAAAACGATGATCTATAAGCGTGATAGTAATTCTTGTCAGTATTGTGGATCTACCAGAAATCTAACCATAGATCATATCATTCCAAAATGTCGAGGTGGTGAAGATACTTGGGAAAATCTTGTAGTTGCATGTAGTTCATGTAATACAAAAAAAGGTAATACATTATTGGAGCAAACTGGAATGAAATTGAGAAAAAAACCCAGACCTCCATTAAACAAAATGCAGTTTACTCTGCACAGTTCAAATATCCAAGAATGGAAATTATACACTTATTCGTAATTAATCATGAAACCCAACTTTCGTAAAGTATTAGAAATGGCACTTGAAGAAGGTGTTCGTTTCGGTTATAATAGAGCACATAAACATGTAGAGAACCCACACGAAGATGCTGTGGTTGATCTTGTAGTAGAGGGTGCCATGAACTCTCTATACGAATGGTTTGATTTTCCAGAGGAGAAAACAATTGACTGAAAGATCGCAAGCATTTATGAATGCTATATGGGAAGCACGGAACGCTGGTGCTGATACTGAAGAGAAACTAGTTGCAGCAATTCTTAAAGTTGCTGCAGAGAATATTCAGTTTTATAATGCTCAAAATAACTTGATTGTTTTGGACAAAAATGATATGCTACAACTAGCACAGGAATTAGAGGAATGAAAATCTTTCAAGTTGCAAAATGGTATGTGAGAGAAGATTATGGCAAAGAATATTGCCTGACGCTTTTCTTTAACGAAAGGCAAGCACTTCTTCAAGTTGCAGTTGATATTGGGGATTATGGTTCTTGGTTTGACTGGCCCTATCTGCAAATTTCTATGGGATATGGAAGGTTATTTTCTTTCCTATTTTCTCTTGGTAAGATAGGATTTACTTTTGATATTGCTGGTCGTAACTGGCGTGATGAATTATTTTATGTAAAAGAGGTGAAGGAATGACTATTTCACAAGGATTAGTATCAGAAGAAAACGAAGATCCTGGATTTGAAATAATTCATCTATCCTTTCGTAAGAGAGAGTCCACCCATCTTTATGGTGGTCCAGTAGATTATTATATTGGTAACATCGTATTTCGTCTGACGGACCCAGATGCAAGGGGTCGAATGGAATATTACATGAGAGAGAATGAAGAGATTCGTGTAGCACCAGACCTTGAGTTGATGGAAAAGTATTACGAAGACCTTCACTTTGTATTTGATGATCCAGAAGAACTTGATGAAGAACATGATGGAGAAAAATATACTCCACTTCAAATTCTAAACAAAAATGGTATCAAGGATGAAGATGTATTCATTCGTGCTCATCGTCGCAATACTGCACCACTCCATGACTTTATTCAATATAATGAAAAGTTTGATTGTTACCGAATGCACGAATACTTCCAAGACACTCCCGTGGTTCGTGGTATAATGCAGTATCTACAAGACATGAAGGATGGAAAACCAAATCCTAGTAGAACTGTTTATCATGAACAGTTCATTAATACACTTGAAAACCTTTGCTGGTGGTGGGACTGATGAAAGAATTTCCTGATAAACTACAACTTGATATAATGTGGACTGTTGCCACCTCATCCAGTATTGAAACTGGCACAAGACCCCAGTACGGGTTCGCCCAGATGCTGTATGATTACATCACAGACAAAAAACCTCTTGTTGAACTCGATTATGACTTACAAAGCAACCCTGAAAGTTCAGTTTGATAGTGAATGGACTTCCACTAGTTACAGTAGTGGTTTTGATGATACAGTGCTCCCCGAAGAGCATTACACTTTTCAGGTTCCTGCCGAAGACCTTAATGTTCATCAACTGTTTCGCTTCTTTGCAACTGTTGCTCGCGCAATGGGACACGATGAGGTCAACATTATGAAAGGTGCTTGTGGTGTTGCATTTGCTGAGGATAAAAGTGTAGTGAATATGCGTAAGGTTGCTGATGAGTTTGAACTGACTTTGGGTGAGGACTTGAAGAAGAAGTTTGATGATATGCGAGAAGCAGAAGCAGAGTGGGCACGACTGAAGAAAGGTCCGATGGGAACTGTTCTCTCTGATGAGAAAGACCAATGCGACGAGTAATCGTAAAACCTAAATCTAGCAAGGCAAAGAATCGTCTTGCTAACATTATGGAAAACAATCCTGTCTGTATTGTAGAACAGGATACTGGTGGTGAGTTATTCTTAGCATCAGAAAATCGCAAATACTTTATGTGGGTTAGTACTCGTACTGGTACTAACCGTTTTGGTGACAAATCTGACGCACATTGGGAGGTTATTTAATGAGTTTTTCTAAGACTGTTTCTGTTTTTGCTGCTCTCGCAAGTATCTTTGCTGCTGGTGCTACTGGTTGGAAACTTGCAGATTCTCAAAAAGAAGTTCCTCTGAGTCCATTAGACCAAAAGGTTATGGAGTTGGAGAAGAAACTGGATCAAGCACAACAACCTCAAGTTGCTCCAGAACCTGTAAATCTCCCACAACCTACAGTTCAAACAGCACCACAACTTAACGTACTTCCTGCTCCAACACCACCTCCTCCTGTTCCCGAAAATGCCACTCCTTGATACTCTCAACTACTTCATACAAGACCAAGAAGGGCACCTACAATGTCTTGAATGGGACATTAGGGAAGAAACCAATTATGAGAACAATGACATTGATTGGTATTGTGAACAGTATGATGAAGCAAAACAACGAATAGAAGACCTCAAACAAATCAAAACCATTATTGAAAATCAATGAAAACCTACAATCTCACTATCACTGAAAAGCAGGCACGAGCACTTGTAGATGCTACTGATTTGCTTCAACGAGTTCAACTTGGTCAGTGGAGAGAAATTCAAGATAATCTACCTCTTCAAAAACCAATTGACTATGAGGAATTTCATCAGGATATGAGAATTATTGGAGCAATTCTATCCAAACATATGATTGATGGTATTGATGGTGGTGCTTCCTCACTTGGAGTAGGACATCCAGACCTTCCAGAAAGCAATGGTATTCTTTATGACCTTCATCGGGTAATTCGTAGGAAACTTTCTGTGGAACGAGCAGTAGAACAGGGCATTATTGAGAATGAAAATGTTTCCAGAAATGAAATGCCTATCACAGTAGATTTTGATTTACCTATGAAATGGGGAACCGAACCACTTGCTCAAATGGAGAGAGTAAATGAATAAGGACGCATACTACGACTGGATTGCTGAAAACGATACTTATCCAGAACATTCTCATAAGTGGATAGTGGGACTTTATACTCCTGATGGTGGTAGATTTGATATGCTACACCGATACTTTGGAACATTTGATACAAGAGAAGACGCAAAGGTATTCGCAGCAGATTATAAGGACAAATATACAAAACCAGGATTTATTTCCAGAACCAAAATCTTTCCATTATGTGAGGTATTAAAGGACACTTGAAGAACTGGCACAGGGGCACTCCACAGGTGCTCTTTTTGCCCTATAATACTCTCATACACACAGACACCTGATGACTGACCTTCAAAACAAAGTTTATCTTGCTCTCAAATCACATTCCACTCCAGAAGAACAGACAGATGCTGTTATTCGTGCTGTGAGTGCTTGGTATTGGGAACGAGGGTATTTTGGTCGGTCTTATGAACTTGACGAACAACTTCCCAACAAATTTACAGTATAATACTCTCATACACAAAGGAACTCCAAATGCTTGATGCCTTTACTGATTATCC